GGTAGCGTAATCGATTGCCTGTTCCGTTAGCAGTTCATTTATAATATCGGTGATTCCACCCTGTAGTATCCGCGTCGCTCCGTAGGTTTTCGCAACGTAGCTGTTCAGCAGTCCGCGGAATGACCGCCCCGTGTACTTAACAGTTCCGTCGATTGAATTGGTTTCGTATTTGTCCATAATTCCGCCGATTTCGGTATCAAGAATGTACCACCAGCCGTTTTCCGGAATCAGAAATTCCGTTGCCGTGATTTCAAAATCCTTTTCGTCTGCTAAATCGAGCGATGCCTTGTAGGTATCCATCATTCCGATGTCGGTTCTGTTGGAATCCGTGTAGTAAATTCCCTCGTAGTCTATGCCGTAAGCCATCTTGGTTCACTCCGTTCTTCAATCACTTCCAGTTGCCACAGGAATGTTCCGTCGTACACAAGCGGATTCTGACCGGATGCTATCCGCTTGAACAGGTAATGGTCGGAGTCTCTCGCACTGAATACGTTCACCACTTCTCCGGTAGCGAGCGTCATCAATGCGGTTTTTTTCGTGCTGTCGATTACCAGTACCGCGCCGTCTGGGACGTCCGTGGTGATGTGGTAGACATTGTCTCCGATTCCGAGGTATGGCGACGTTGCCGGCCCCTGTACGGTAAGGACAAATTCCGATTCATTTACAGACGGATTATTAAGTATCAGTTGCGATTCGCCGTTGTTGGTATAGTCGTAGTCATACTGATAGCAAGACTCGTACTGTTTGTCCCAAGTATCTGCGGTCATTTTAACAGCGTTGCCGTAGCTGTCGCGTTTCAGAACGGAATACCAGGCTTGACGCTCGGATAACAGCGTTACCGTTTTTTCCAGTACCGCTGCGCCATACTGCCAGTTCTTGTTGTCGGCCGCCGTGATGTAACCGTAAGTGTACCAATCTCCAACGGTTATCTTGCCGTTGATATTGTCAAAAATATCAGCCTCGACAACAGAGTTAAAGGCATCTATTGCCTCGTTCACTTCCGCTTTGGTATCGCCAAAGAATTTCATGCTAAGCGACTTTTCTTCTATATCCTTGTAGAAACCTTTGACTTTAGAACTGACGTTGTTATCCCTTGTCGAATGAGACCACTTGTAGTCGAACAGCGGTTCAACATCAAGGTAATACGGGTAGTCGGTCAGTACGATACTATTACCGCGGTTATTCGTGTATGTTACTTTTATTGGCCCACTTCTGCTCATACTGCTCTCCTCACAAGTTTCCCAAATTGCCTGCCGTCGACTCCAACCGTTACTGTAGTTAACGCATCTGCCATAGCGTCAACAAGTTTGCTATAGTCAATACCACCCGATGAAGTTCCAGTAGCGCTGTTGTACGCAACTGAGCCAACATTGAACGGCGCCGTTGCTATCCCTGCAATATCTGACATTGCGTTAGTCACAGCATCAGAATTTGACGTGATTCCGAGGGCGATTCCTTTCGGGATCCATTGACCCACTTCGTCCTGCATCAACTTTGACGGCGAGCCTATCTTAAATACTTTCTTTATAAACTCAACGACATTGCCTACCCAACCGCTTATCTTGGATTTAATCCAACCAAGTCCGCTGGATATACCGCTCCAGATGCCTTTTACGATATTAAGGCCTATTGATGCCACGCCCTTGATACCGCCTTTTAGCGCTGATATTATGCGTGTAATCAGCCTGAGTGCTGCCGATATACCTTTTCCGATGCTTCCTATGATGCCGCTTGCTAAATTGCCTACCAGTTTTGCGCCGATGCCAAGAAGCTTAGCCCCTTTGATGATTATGGTGGCAATAAGTTTTGCGACCAGTTTAGCACCTGCGGCCGGCACTTTGACGATGCCTATGATGATTCCGGCTACAAATTTGGCTACCGATGTGACGCCAGATCTAACCAGATTGCCTGCTCCGGATAGTATCCCTCTTATAAAACTACCAACAGCGTACAATCCGAATTCTGCGAGTTTGATAACCAGCGAACCTATCAATGCCAGAACCCCGACAGCGAGTTGCCCAATGGCTATAAGTATCTTAGGCAGCCATTTTTTGATTGCCTCAGTTATTTTGGATGAGCCACCTATATTGAGAATCGACTGCGCGGCCGTGATCATTGCGTCGAAGGCGCTTGATGCGGCTGCAGGTAAAGCCATAAGCCCTGACTTGACTACATTGATTATCATTGGTATAAGGTTCTTGGCAAAAGTGATAATGCTTGAGCCTAGATTGACCAGGTCTTGCTTTATTGTCTCATTATTTCCCATAGTCATGTCCGCAAGTAGATTTGTCCAGGCTGATGACATGGAGCTGAACGACCCTGTGAAAGTCGATGCGGCTTCCTTTGCGGTCGTCCCGGTTATCCCCATTTGGCCCTGTATAGCATGAATAGCGGAATATACATCACTAAGGTTACTCATGTCATACTTGATGCCTGTAAGTTTAGTGGCATCCGATAAAAGCCTTTGCATTTCTGTTTTTGTTCCACCATATCCAAGTTTGAGGTTGTCAAGCATCGTATAATTTTGTTTCGCAAAACCTTGATACGCATACTGGATACTGGATATGCTGGTACCCATCTTATTCGAGTTGTCGGCCATATCCGTTATAGCCATATTCGCCTTGTCTGCGGCCTTTGATGTGTTGCCACCGAGCGATTGCAAAAGCGATGCGGAAAAAGATGTTACCGTTTCCATGTAGTCATTCGCCGACAGTCCGGCAGTCTTAAACGCATTTGATGCATATTTTTCGACTTTACTGGCAGAGCCCTTGAACAATGTCTCGACTCCGCCTATGCTCTGCTCGAGTTTTGCACCTTCGTTTATAGCCTTTTTGAATACCGATAAAATTGTAGTTCCTATTGCCGCCGCCGCTATGTACTTCTTTATCCCAGCGCCTATGGTACTGCCAGCCATTGCCCCTGCGGATGTGGACGGAGAACGCAATGTGTTTGAAAGCGTACTTCCTATGCCTTTCGCCGATGGAATTATCTGCACATACGCTTTTCCAATATTAGTTGCCATCACTTTTCTCCTTTCATGAATTTTGCCCTTGCCATTTCAAAAGCCTCTGCTGAATCAAAGCCTTTTGGTTTAGAGTTATTGCCAGCCAAAGCTTCTGCTATAGATGCCGGTCTGTTCCTGTTGTTCTGCCCATCTTCTGTCTGCGCCCACAATAACAGACTTAGTCTGTCAACTGCCGCCGCAAGCAATAGTGTTTCGTAATCAACATTAATACCTGCAATCTTTTTCTTGATTCTCGAATTGTCACGCAACCCGTAAGCAAGTTTAGCGGTCGTATCGACTGGCAATGCCCATAAATCATAGATTCCATAGGTCTCCGCAAGGTCACATAATAGAGCGTCCTTATCAGTTCCTATCATGTAGGCAAGGGCGATTATTTTTTTTCATCTTCACCTGCGGACTTAATCATTTCTCCAATTTCCTGCATTACCACCGTAATGTCAGCTAATCCGTCCGGATCCGACTTCGCCACATGGTCATAAAGTTTTTCTTTCTGCTTTTCTCCAAGCATTGTGTTCAACACGTACGGAACCGCGGAAAGGTCTTCGTCTGTAATCAAAGCCAAGTGCTCTATAAACCTTGCGTCCTTCATCACTTTTTCATTAAAATTGAACTTAAATCCTGTGCTTGTTTCGCCCTTAGTCATGGTTAAGCCTCCGTTGCTATGTACTCGTAATGCGAGTTGCCTGCAGAATCGCTAAGCGCTGAAATAGTTGTTTCATAGCCGATGGCTTCGTCATCCTTGTAGGTTATATCTCCAAGGTCCGAAAGCATACCGGATGGAATAACTATACGCTTCAACACGTCTCCGTTCAGTATCTGATCTATTACCCACGGAGCTTCTTCCTGTTCAAGGTTATTAGCCTTTACTGTTATCCCGGTAGCGAGTGTTCCGGTCACGTTTTCGGAACCATATACGGCTGAAAGAGTGTCCACATTCAATGATTCAATCATCGTGAACTTAAAATCATCTTCCTTGCCCTTGTTTATAATTTTCACGACGTCTCCGCCCCACGCTTTTATTTTGTCTGTGTCTGGCGAATTGGTATTTACCAACCCGTCATCAGAGATATAGCCGACGCATTTGAACGCCGCATCGAGTGCGGTACTTGCATCCGTTGGAAGGGTACTGCCTTTGGCCGCTCTGTAAATGGCTCCACCCACTTTTGGCTTCCCAACGCTTACGTTGCTTACTGTTGTTGCCATAATTTTTCCTCCTAATAATGCTTTATGTCGAATACAGCCTGATACCTATACTGCTTTGTTGTAGTATCGGTAAAATTGTAATCGCTGTTAAGTGACACTTTACATATTTCATTTAATGACGTGATATTTTCCATTGCGCTTTTTACACGCTCGTTTAAGGTGGCCGCATCATATAAGTTATCCCCATACGATTGAATCGCTATGGTAGCAGAATAGATGTGGTTGCTTTCGCCCGACCCTGTTTTTTGTAGAACTATATAGCTGGCTGGCTTCTTCGCTGGCTGTTCCAATAGCACTGTGCTGAAAGTGCGAAGCAAATAATTCCTTACGGTTTCTTCTATCATATCTTCATCGCCTCCAGTAGTGTGTTGTGCACGAGATTGCTCCTTATTGCGTGCAAACTATCCGTATAGACCTGAGCCGTTGCTCTGCGGTCAAGTATTGCGGACCGTACGCCGTATTCTCCAGCAAGTTCTCCGCAATTTGCCTGTACTGCTTTTGCCTTTTCTTCCATGAGGTTTTTGACCTCGGTCGAACGCAGTAGCTCGCCTACACCTTTATAGTCAAGTTCGAATTTATAATTACTCATAAATTTCCACCTGCACTTTCGTGTTCCATTCCAGCGGGATATTTTCGTCCATACCAGTAAGCGGCTCGCCGAAAGTGTGGAAGTCCTGATTAAAGAACCTGACCTTTCGGTCTCTCCACTCGTGAGTATCGCCTTTTGGTATCGCCAGAGTGTAAACTGCCTTCTTACCCGTTAGATCCAGCGTGTTGATTGCGTCCTGCGAACTCGTTGGAGCCACAAGCACATTGTCAACCTCTACTGGCGTTTCCGTTTCTATTGGTCTGCCGAAGCTGTCAGTTGTGTTCGATGTGGTTTCGTATAATGTTACTGTCATGCCTTTAATCATTTAGACCAACTCCTCCACAGGGCTGTACGAGCCGACTTTCGCCTTGCGCAATAGGTCTTTGTCTGCCTTCGCAAGATAGAGTTCGCCAGTAGAGCCATTTGTTATCGTCCAGCTCTGCGAATATCCGTTGGCGGATACAGAACCTTGGCTTGCTCCTAGCGGAAAAGACTGTGCTGTGTCCGTGCTCCCTATGGCGCGTCTTACCATTCTGCATTCAACAAGTTCCTTGTTATCGCTCGTAGCATTCGCATTGAAATTATCAATAATCACATCTGCTTCAAGCAACAACTCCGAGCATATAGCCTGCTCATCCGAAGTTAACGCCCTGAAGCCTGCCTCAACTTTTCCTACCGTTGCGTATGACATAATCCACCTACTTCTTTTTCTTTTCAGCCTTCACCTTTTCAGCCGTTATAAGGTTTAAGCCTGATAACTCTTTTGCCCTATCATCACTACAAGAGAATGTGTCGGACGGTTCACGCCCGACTTTCTCCTGTAAGTCATAGAAAGGCACTATAACTTTTGCGTTAAACATTATGCCGCTGTAGTTACCTTTACGATTCTGTCAAGATAGACTGGCTGAACGCCTACTCCTGAATAGGTAACTGTCTCTAACGAAGCCTTTGAATATGTTGCTCCATTATGCACTGCAATGATTCCACTTTCGTCAGTATACATATCGAGTCCAGGGATTGCTCCGATTGATGCCGCAACAAGGTCAAGATTCTCTGTTGCGGTTCCGATTACGGTTCCTGCCGCAACATTAGAATCGATTACTACATTGCCGATACCCATGAAGTTCTCGAGATAAGAAAGACCAAAGTTGCTTTCTACAGTGATTGAATGCGCTCCAAGATAATCGTATACATCGTCTGGGTTTGCGAAGAATACCGGAGTGCAAGCCTCGTCTTCAAATTTCTTTGAAATGTAAGCCGCCGCCTTTGCAACCTTTGCCTGGAATGTAGCCGCTGTTGCGGTTCCAGTTCCAGTTGCTATTGCTGTGAAGATGCTTGTTCTGATACCTTTCTGAACATCTTTCAGCATTGCGGTATTCGAGCCTCCGACTGCCACCTCATATCCCTTGGAGCCGATGTCCTCGATTGAAGTAAGATTTCTGTACTTACTATAAGTGAGGGCTACTACCGTAGGCTCTCCCATAGCATATCCACTATCTGGAATCTCTGCTTTTGCGGCTACAGCCGATGCACTCAATGTACCTGAAGATTTATAGATTTTGTAAGCAGTACCAGGTGCCATTACCTGGACCTGTGTCTTACCGAGTACGTTCATAAGATTATGAAGGTCGGTCGTGAATTTAGCGACGAAATTGATGTTCTGTGCCATCGCTTCTTTTGCAAAGTCTGCCATAATTATTCCTCCTATTTTTTCGTGAACAATTCAATGTTCTCCTCTATTGCTTTAATTCTTTTTGAATCGTCCTTTATCGCAAGAATATCCTCTTTAGTTGTTGTACCTTTCCCAGTCTCTCCGCCGTCTGGTACGCTTGGGTATGTATTTTTTTTAGCATAGTCGAGAATAGCCTGTGCCTGTGCTTTACATGATTCTTCATCTGTACCTGTCAGCAGATTTGCTGGCACGTTCATTTCTTTTGAGATTTTGTCTCTTGCGTCTCTGATTTTGTTTGCCGCGTTCATGCTGTCAAGCTTAGCCTGAAGCTCTGATGCTTCCTCGGTTGCTTTTTGCAGCTCCGACTTATTAGATTCCTCTGTTTGGTCGAATTTTTCTGCTTTTGCCTTAATGTCTTCATAGTCAGCGTACTTGTCGCGCTCACGTTTGACCCTGTCTCCGACTATTGCATTAAGTTCCTCTTGCGTAAAGGTTTTAACCTCCTGTGGAGTGGACCCCTGTTTACCAGTTTCTTCAATTTTCTTAGTTTCTTCTAACATTGTTTTATCCTCCAATGAGTACCACGTTTACGGCACGTGTTGCCAATAAAAAAGACGGCTTATTCCGTCGTTTTTTCTTCTTTCCTACGAGCATATGCCGCTCGTTTCTGCGCATTGATTTCGTCCTTGTTATCCGCATACCTTGACCGCCTAACGGAATTAACATCCGAGTAGTCCGCTCGTCTGCCATTCCATGTGCTCTGTAGCAGATCCTGTCCGTCAAGGTCTCCACCAGTCTCCGCGTATAGTTTGTCGTTATAGAATTTCGGGTTGTAACCCTCGACTTCCGTGTTTTCATCAAAGCTTATTGCAAATGCACATTTACAATTGTTGTGGATATGGTCTGCGTGGTCTCCGCGTATCGTCTTCTTAGAGGCTCGCACC